GCTCTTCCGATCTGGTAAGAGGACTTCGTTCACTTTTTTACGCAAAATAAAAATTTAATATTATGTCACAAAAAATTGAAGAGTTTAAAATTGAGGAATTAAAGCCTTATTCCGGGAACAGTCGAACGCATGACAAAAACCAAGTGGCTCAAATTGCTAAAAGCATCAAAGAGTTTGGCTTCACAAACCCAATCTTAATTGACGGCAGCAATGGAGTGATTGCGGGNCATGGCCGATTGATGGCAGCTAAAAAGCTTTCAATGGAAAATGTGCCATGTATTAGGTTAAGCCATTTGAGCGATGCACAACGCAAAGCTTATGTGATTGCTGACAACAAGTTGGCATTGAATGCCGGGTGGAATGAAGAATCATTGAAAGCAGAATTTGAAGAATTGATGATTGATGGAGTGGATCTTGAAATTACTGGATTTAGTGAAAAAGAGATTGAAAAGCTTTTTGAAGAAGATGAAGAAGAAGAACCAGAAGTTCTCTTTTCTGAAGACTTGATGCTTTCGCACAATTATATTGTTCTCTATTTTGACAATGAATTGGATTGGCAGGTTGCAACTGATAAATTTAATTTGAAAAAAGTAAAATCTGCTGATCCAGCTGAGGGTTGTCAAAAGGTTGGAGTTGGCCGAGTAATAAATGGAAAAGAGTTTTTGAAATGAAAATTTACATTCCAAGCTATAAAAGGCATTTGAATTTGTTGGGCATTGAATATTTTAAAAGTGCCATCTACATTGTTCCAGAAAGTCAACGTGATGATTATGCAAAAGTTGTTGGCTCAAGTCGGGTGATTTGTTTGCCAGATTCAGAGGATGGCAACATTGCAAAGAAAAGAAATTGGATCTTAAAAAACATGAAAAGCCCTTTGGTCATGTTGGATGATGATGTTTCTAGTTTGGGCTATTATGAAGCAAGGCCATCCGGCAGCACTAAACGGATTGATATGAATCCAAAAATTGTAAATGACTTTATAGAAAAGTCTTTTGATTTGTGTGATCAATTCGGCGCAAAAATGTGGGGATTGGCGCAAAACCAAGACAATAGAATCTATAAAGAGTTTGTTCCTTTTTCTTTGGGCAAAATATCGCTTGGACCTTTCCAAGGGCATTTGCCGCATGATCTTAAGTTTGATGAAAGCGTTGGTGCAAAGGATGATTATGACATGGCATTGCAACAGTTGAACAAATACAGAAAGATTTTGCGGTGGAATAAATTTCACTATATGTGCGAACATGGTGGCAACGAAGGTGGATGCGTTTCTAGCAGGTCAAAAGAAAAGGAAATTGAACAATGCGAAAAAATCATGGCTAAGTGGGGGAAAAAAATCATTTCTTATAAAATACCTCCTAAAAAAATATCTGATTTGTTGAATGCAAAGCACGTGAATATTCCAATTGGAGGAATTTAATTTATGGCAATTGAAATTCCATTTGATGCAATCCGAAAGCGCAACATTGCTAACATTCTTGCCAAGGTTAAAAGCGGGAAGTCTTTGACGGCATCGGAAAAAAGAACTTTAGACGATGAAGAATCAAAGGCTAATGGATTCCGGGAAACCAGAACCATTGAGCAAATGGCAAAAGAATATTTTGTTTCTGTTCGGACAATTAACAGGTGGTTAAAACTTGATGCTCCGTTTCATGATGATGAAGGAATGAATGCTTTTGTCATGAAGCAAAAGAACATTCCAAAAAATTTCATCAATTGGCAGATTGCAAAAGGTTTTACTGAAATTGATGAAACAACAGATGCAGACATTGGAGAAGAATTTGAAAGCCAAACAAAGTTAAGGGATTTTTATTTCGGCAAATTAAGTTCGGCGGCACGGCGCAATGATCAAAACCAAATTAAGTATTGGAATGAATTATTGCTAAAAACTGAAGAAAGCATGAGGCGCACTGAAGCGCATCAAAAGAAATTTGATTTGGAAAATGGAGAAACCATTGACCGAGTGGAAGCTGAACGGATTATCCGGGCAATGATTTATGGCGGCAATGCCTGTGTTCGGGCGCAAATAAAAGAAATTGCAGAAGTGTTGGCCGCTGAATCTTCACCTGCTGAAATTTATGAAACGCTTTCTCCGGCCATTTTGGGCGGTCGCATATTTGAAGGGTTAAAGGTTTTGACAAAATCAGATAGTCAAGTGCGGTTGCCAATGTGGGTGGTTGAGTGTTTTCAGTCTGACGGGGAAAATTATTTAAAAGGGATTGATTTGATTGATGCAGATTCTTAAAAAGTATGAAAAAGTTGATCCTATAACATGGTCAAAACGAAACATTAATCTTGATTATGGCTCATTTAATTCTGCAAATCATCCATTGATTGTTGAGCCATTCCAATCATTGGCAAGATGCCGAGGAAAAACCATTGGTTTAATTGGTTCAGTGCAGCACATTAAAACGCTTCTTTCTCAGTTGTGGCATCTTTACGCTTTGCAAGTCGAACCGGGACGGGCGGCCATGTATGATTTGACCGAGGCAGCACTAAAGGAATTTTCAGATGATAAATTCACGCCATTGATTGATTCAACTGATGCGGTTTTGGATTTAATACCAAACCAAGCTTATAGGCGCACAAAGTTTTTTACTTCAACCAACTTTGGTGCAATCCGATTGTTGTCTGCCAATGTCTTGGCGGCTAGAAATTCAAAGACATTGGAGCGAATTACTTGTGATGAGGCTTGGGCTTACAAAGATAATTGGCTTGATCAAATCCGAGACCGGATGAGTTCCTATGCTTGGAGCGGTCAATTATTTTTGCCAACTTCTGGCCAAACCAAAAACAGTGAAATTGATGAGATGTGGCAAAGATCGACTCAAAAGACTTGGCACATTAAATGTGATTGTTGCAAAGAATTTATTCCTTATATCTGGAGAGCTAAAGCGGTTGGTGATGAAGTGCCAATTGGTGGGATGAGATGGGCAGCCAAAGAAGAATATTTGAAAGAAGATGCCAGAATTGATTTTGGATTGTTGGCCGCTTCCGTTTATTATGAATGCCAATTGTGCGGCGGGAAACTCAATGCTGACATTGGAAAACAGAAAGCGCGGAACTTTTCTGGAAAATATATTTCTTTGAATCCGGATGGTGATGAAAATTTAGATTTTTTTCACTACAATGCTATGGCGCACATTCCTTGGCCAAAGTTGGTTGAACAATTCAAGCTTTCACAAGTTGACCGGGAACGGGGCAACCTTGATTCTTTAGAAAATTTTATACGCAAGCGGCTTGCAGAAAGTTGGGCGGTCAATGATTATATGTCTGCCGACATTCAAGCAAATGCAATGGGCGGATATGAGTTGAATGAAGTTTGGGACGCAGCCGGGCAATTTATCTTCTGCACTGTGGACGTTCAAAAAGATCATTACTATTATTTAATCCGGTCTTGGGCAATTGTTGATGGCACTTTGCGGTCAAGGCTTTTGGATTGTCGCAAAGTAATAACAACGGCAGAAATTCGGGAAGCTTGCGACAAGTGGAAAATCCCACAACATCAACTTGGAAGCGGCGGAGCTTGCCGGGTCTTTTTAGATGGCAATTACAATACAAACCAAGTGCATCGGATTGCTTTGGAAAATGGATGGATGGTTTTTCGTGGTGATGCGTCAAAGGATTATATGAACCAAGATGGATTCCGGCGCATTTACTCAGACTTAAAACCCGTTGATGCTTATGACGGCACAGCAATGAGCAGAGGCGCAAGGGTTGGGCAGTTTTTCTTTTCAAAGCAATCAGCAAAGAATCGACTTAGCTTGATGCGGTCGCTGAAAGATCATCGGGGCAATCCTATTTGGACTTATGCCGACAATGCTGGGCAGATGTATGAACGGCAAATCAATGCTTGGGTAAAGATCGCAAAGGAAAGACCAGATGGCTCAGTTTTTTATGATTGGATTAATCGGGACAAAAACAATGATCACTTTTATGACTGCGAGGCAATGCAGATGGTTTGCGCGGCAATGTGCAAATCACTTGGAACTGAAATCATTAACCCGGCAGAAGATTAATTTGATTATATTTTCAGATTGTATTGACACATGGGTTTCTTCCAGTAGGTTTAAGTCATGAACAAATATCAAAAATACGTTAAAGCCTGCGAGTTCGTCAGCACTGTTAAAGAACACATTTTAGAAAATGGCGTTACTATTACTCCTTTCAGCGACGAAGTGGTTGTAAGTCACAAGGACTTTCAACATCTAGGAGGCTTTTGCACTTCCGCTTTAGGGATGAAAAGACTTATCAACAAAACAGCAAAAGAAGCTGCGGAGCTTTAATTTAAACCGCTTTTTCCGCATCAATAAAAGCGGTTCAAAATTGTATTGACGGGGTGGTTTCTGCCAATAGGTTGACCGCATGAATATGAATTTCAGCTTGGCTTTTCGCTTTAAAAAATCAGATGGGGAATATGTGCTTGTTCCACAATACGTTTCAGAATGTTTTACCAAATATGAAACAGCATTTGGCAATTACTCATTTCAGTCATTAACTTCCCAAAGGGATGATTTTGGATGGTCAATTGAATTGGCGGTTTCAAAGCATTGTGGCGAACCGGTCAAATATGCTGGAGAGTTTGGCGGCATAATTAAAACCGAAGGGCTGCAAGTTTTGGGCATGAGCTAAATTCCATTAACGTGAAAGGGGCGTGAAAACCTTGGGCTTTTCACGACATTGATTGCTTAAGCTTTGGCTTAAATGATGCAATTGACTTTTTGCCGTTTTCTTTACATAACAAAAGCAATGAGAAGTTTGCTGTTCGTGATTTGGATTAAAGCATCAAAAGATGCAGCCACTGCTTTGGCTATTATTGAAACCCTAGCAGTTGGTGAATTTGATACTCAGTCACGGGGCGGCGCAAGGATTGTCTCAGCTAATGTTGCTGGCAAGCAATTCCAATATGAGTTGCCTCCGGGTTGGAGCGCATCGGATTTTATTGAGCAACTGAGGTTGCTTTACAAGGTCGTCACAACTGGCGGCGCATCGGGTGGTCAAATGACGGATTCAGAGATGAATGAATACGTTGTGGATGCCGCAAACCAAGTCACTAACGTTAGCAAAGCCCGATTTGCTGACCAAGCTGGAAGCAGATATATCTAAGAAATGGCAACGAAACCAATTAAATTACTGCCAAGATTAAAAAAGATCACTTCCGGAGTGGCTTCATTTTGGGGCAGAGGCGGCAGCAATGAGTTTTATCCCGGCGGCGCGGATGATCAACGCAGATTTGGCCGTGGCAAATTGGCGCGGGACATTGCTGAATTGATGGTGGAAAACCGCCAAAAAATGCTGCTTGGTGATTCGCGTTACATTTACCAATCCTTTTCAACTGTATCTGGCGCAGTAAAGCAAAAAGCTAACTATGTTTATGGCAACGCATGGCGGTTGCAATCATACAGCGCAAACACTGAATTTGCTTTGGCCGTGGAAAAAGATTTTGCCCAAATTGATCGGTTGCTCGACACAAGGGGAACAAGTTTTTCATTTAGGAAATCAGCATGGCTTGGCTCAAAAACCATTGATGTTGATGGTGACTATTTTATAATATTGACGGAAAACGCTGACACTAATTTTCCAAAGCTGCAATATTTGGAAGCGCATCGTGTTGGCTCATTTGGGCTTCATGGCGGTCATACAGTTAAAGAAGGCAGGCACAAGGGGCGCAGAATATTTGCGGGCGTGATTGTAAACGATTATATGCAACCTGTTGCATATCGAGTGCAGGACGAATCTCACAAAGATGGATTCCGTGATGTAAATGCTAATAGCATGATTCACGTTTCTGATTTTGAATGGTTTAGTCAAAGCCGGGGGCAGCCAACAGTTGCGGCCGCTATTCTTGACTGGTATGATTTAGCAGAAACCAGAGATGCAGAAAAGATTGCCGAGAAAGTAAACAGTGCTTTGACCTTGGTGGAATCAAACGAAACTGGGCGCGCAGACATGGGCAATTCTATTGTCAACCCACAGCCGGGCAGTGATGGCAGAATGCAAACCCAATTGATGGATTCGGGATTGATTCGATACATTAAAAACGGCGGCAGCTTAAAAGCGCATCAAAGCAACAGACCTTCTGACCAATGGCTGAATTTCACAAAGCTGGTTGAATCTTCAGCATTCTATGCTATGGGATGGCGCAGGGAAATGCTTGATTCATCTGCCATTGGCGGTGCTGGGGTTCGCGGATTCGCGGCAGACATTAACAAATCAATTTCAGCAAGGCGGGAAACAATCGAAGCCGGGATGAAGCGGGCGGCCATGTATGTAATTGCAAAACGCGCAAAGCAGGGCGTTTATGGCGAATTGCCAGATGATTGGTGGAAGATCGGATTTACCAAACCTGCACAATTTACAGTTGATGAAGGCCGAATGAGGGCGGCAGATATCAGTGATTTGCGGGCAGGTTTAACAACCGAAGATCATATTGTTGAAGCGCGGGGCATGGATTATGAAGAACTGCTGCGCAAGCGGGCATCAAATCTTGTTTTGAAAAAACAAATTGCCGAGGAAAACGGATTGAATCCACAAGAACTTGGCACAACGGGAATGCCCGGAGATCCAGTTGATTTGGTTGAAGAAGAAACAGGACAAATTGAAGATGGTGAAAAAATCGAAGCAAAAACCGAATTGGATTTTTTGACTTTGAAAGCCAAATTTGATTCTTATGGCGTTGCAGTGCGGGCGGGTTCTATCACTCCACAACAAAGCGATGAGGAAGCATTCAGAAAAGAAGCTGGTCTGCCAGATATTGGCAAAGCGGTTTCTGATGCTTGGGAATTTGACGGGGGATATCGCAGACCAATTACTTTAAAATCTGGCTCAGAATCAGAAGCAGAAATTGAAATTTCAGAAACTCAAACCGAGGAAACTCAAACAGAAGATAATCCAACAGAGGAAAATAACTAATGAAACAATCAACCAATACATGGTATGCAATGGAACAAAAAATTGACGCAGAAGGAAATGAATCTTCTAAGGCGGAAATCTTTATTTATGACGAAATCGGTGGCTATGAAGTCAACGCCAACACTTTCATTGGACAATTGGAAGCACTTGAAGGAATCGAGCAAATAGACCTGCGCATCAGTTCGCCGGGCGGCTCAATAGTTGAAGGCAATGTAATTTTCAACGCCATCAAACGCCATCCTGCAAACGTAACAGTTTACATTGACGGCATGGCAGCAAGCATGGCATCTGTTATTGCAATGGCTGGTGATGAAGTGCTGATGGCAGACAATGCTTTGCTTATGATTCACAACCCTTGGACTGTATCAATTGGCGACAGTGAGCAACTGCGCAAAGATGCTGACTTGATGGATAAAATGAAGTCTGCAATCATTAACGCTTACAGCCGGAGCAATTACAGCAACGAAGAACTGGAAGAATTAATGGATTCCACAACATGGTTTACTGCTGATGAAGCATTTGAAGCCGGGTTTATTGATGGCACTGTTGAAGGATTAAAGGCAGCCGCAACCCTTTCCGAAATGGAAACAATTGCAAAACAGGCTGGCGCAACACTTCCAGTTGAAAAGATTGTTTCAAGCATTGTTGCTAAAAATGATGCAAAAGTTGCTTTGCTTGAAAATCAAATTCAAGGTCTTGAAACTGCGGTTGATGAATATTCAACCGAAATTGAAGAATTGCAAAATTCTGCAAAAGACTCTATTACTCAAAAGGAAATCATGGAAACGAATCACAAATCAGAGCTTGAAGCATCACAAGAAATTACAGCGCAAGCTGTATCTTGCGCTGCGGCTGAGTTGATGGCATTGCAAACCCAAGAGGCAATTGCAGAATCATCAAACGAAACCGAAACAAAAGTTGATGCAGAATCATTCTGGGCTGACTACAAAGCGGTTGGAAAAGCTGAAGGGCTTGAAGCAAAGAACAAGTGGTTCAAAGAAAACAAACATTTAATTCAAAAATAATTTCACACCAAGTGATCTAACAACAAAACAAAACAAAACAAAAAAATGGCTAATACAATAAATGGAGCGAATCTCGCTGAAATTGCACAAGAAAGCTTGGCAGGACTAAGTGATCTTTTTGCGCCTCTGAGCGCACTTACAACAGACTTTTCCTCAAGCGTTCAAGATGCTGGGGAAAGTGTAACAACTCGTTATCCGGTGCAACCAGTTGCAGCGAGCATGGCTGCTGGCATTAAGTCTGCGGCAACGGATGTCTCAACAACTTCTGCAACAGTTTCACTGAATCAGCATTATGGCTTCACATATGGCTTCACTGATGTTGAGCGCAGCAAGTCGAGCATTAATCTAAATGCACTTTTCATTGAGCCAGCACTCCAAGCACTTGGAAAAAAGGTTTTCAGTGACGTGTGGGATTTAATCACTGCGGCAAACTTTGCAACTTCTTCGGTTGTTACTGCTGCAAATTTTGATCGCGATACTCTTGCTGATCTTAATGCGTCTTTGACATCCGATAAGCAAGCAGGCCAAACAGGACGTTCTGTTTTCATGAATCCTGCTTATTATGCTTCGCTTGTTAAAACTCTTAACAGCGCAGAGATTCCGGGCATCACTGAAGAAAAGCGTGAGGCAATTGTTCCTCGCGTTGCCAAGTTTGATTGCTACGAAACAAACCTTGCTGATGCCAATGCAGAAAATCTTGCTGCATTTGCATTCCAACGCAATTCGTTGTTAATGGCTGGTCGTTCGGTTGATACTACAATGGCAGAAGATGCTGGCATTGAAGTTGAAAACGTTGTGATTCCGGGTCTTGGGCTTCCAGTTCAATTCCGTCGATTCTACGACAATGACGGCATCCTTTATTACAACTGCAACCTTCTTTATGGCGTTGCAAAGGGTGTTGACTATGGCATCCGAGTAACAAGTGCTTAATTAATCTAATGCCGCTCTGAGATAATCAGAGCGGCTTTTTTTAACTTTAAAAAAACAAATCATGCAAAAACCATCTATTACAATTCACAGGTCAACATCTGGCGATTTAAAGCAAATTGCAATTTCAGATGATGCATCAATCTGCTTTCAAGCTTTCCAAGAATGCAATGAGCCGGGAGAAATCATCTATTTTCGGAAAGGTGTTTTTGACAAGCAAAAGAAGATCATTGCACCTTTAATTTCTGAAGAAAAAACAAAGCCAAAAAAGGCTAAAAAATCTTCTAAAAAAGTTCTTTAGTGGGCGGCTAAAATGGTGGTTATGTGTTAAGCCGTCATTCTGGGAGATCCCGGGGTGGCGGCTTTTCTCGCATTGCTTTTCCATTAAAATCATTTACAAATAAAATATGGCTATTATCAAAAACATTAAAAATGACGGGGCAAGTGGAAGAATCAATTTGCATGGATTAATCTCAGTATTGACCTACGGGGATTTTGGCGGCGGCACTGCAACAATTGAGGCAAGTGCTGATTCTAATGCAAATACAATTTATTCAGAAATTCTCACTGCAAACCCGCCCGGAACAGCGGGTCAATTAATCATTGCCGATTTAAGTGCAGAAGGCGAAAGCAACTATTATGCAACGGCAGAAAGCAATGGCAATGGGGTTCTTTATGTGAATATGGCTGACACACTCATTAGCGAAATGCCAGCATTGGAATTTTTTGCTTTAAATCCGGGAGACGCAGGAAATTGGCTTAATCTAACAAGCACCACTGAATTTGGGCTTCCCAACTATGTTGCATTGGGAACTTTCACTGGGCAATATGGAGAAGCAATTCCTGGAAATTGGAGGAATTTAAAAATTTATAAACAAGCAGGCGCAGAACAAGATATTGAAAATGACAAACTTGTTTCATGGTGGCCGCTTAATAAAAAAGGTAGTGGCAGCATTACTGGATTTATTGAAAAAGATATTGTTGGAAATTATGATGGTTCTGGAAACATTGGAAATGTTGTTGGAGGCGATGAAGGCACATGGGTTGCCATCAAAGATAAATTTGGAAATACTCCATCAATGACAGCCGATGATTCTTTTACTTTGGACATTGGAAATCTTGCATTGCGTGGAAATTTGGCTGGTTCAACTGATGGAGATTTGAACTTTGCTTTTGCGGTTCAAAGGGGTTCTTCAAACACATCCGCAACAGTTATTTCCAATGCATGATTTTAATAATTTCTTAAACATTGGTTGCAGTGAAGCTGCTGCCATTATGGGAGAACCAATTGAAATCAATGGGCAAGTTGTCAATGCAGTTTTTGATGAAGAAATCAGCGATTGGGAAATGAATGAATTTGGTGACCAAGACAACCCGGAGCTAAAGTTGGTCATTGCATTTTTGGACATTGGAAAATTGCCAAATAAAAAAGACCGATTCACTAGAATTGAAACTGGTGAAACTTTCTTTATTACTCAAATTAGCACAAGCACAGGCAATGTTGAAATTGAAGCAAGAAACGAAACGAAATTGAATGCCAAGAAATGAAACATTCATTTTGGATGATGCGGTTTTTCAATCCAAAATGCAGAAGCTTATAAAGAAATGGAAAGTTGACGAAAAGAAATTTGTCGCTGAGCAAGCTGGGCTTTTTCTTTATGACGTTGCTAGATATGTTCCTCCATATGCTGAATTTCCAGATTCAGAGGGGAAATCAATGGGAAGGCCTGCCGACAAAATGACAGGAAAAAAAGCAATTTTGAAAGATTTGGCAAAAATCTTTACCAGACCAAGCAGTGTTAAAATTTTTAATTGGGCAGATAAAAATTTCAAAGGCCGAGAAATAAGAAAAGGCAAAGAAGTTATTGGTGCTGGCACAATCAATTCATTGGCTGAAATGAAAAAATTTCACAATGCCATGAGAAAGCCAAGCAATGGAAGAACCAGAACACTTAGACCTTTTGAGAAAATGTGGGTCAAAAAAGCAATGTTCAACAAATATGTTAAATCAGAACAAAAAGATGTTGGCATTGCAAAAGCGACAATTGCTTGGGGCGTTTTGAAATTTAATCCAAAAGCAAAAATTCCAGCTTGGATTTTTAAGCAAATTCTAAAGGCAAATGCCAGTGCCAAAATGGTCAAATTGAAGGCCGGATGGAGTGCCAATTTTACTGGCAAAGCATTTGGATTGCAGCACGTAAAAGGGAAATCAATTCACATAATTCAAAGAAGGCGGCTTGGCTCAATGGAAAAAAGGCTGCAATGGATATTTAAAAAAGCCACAAAGGATTCTGGCTGGTTTACCAAGTAATTGACAATTTATCTTTTCTTGCTAGAAATTAACTAATGCCAGCATCATCATACACTGAAATCTTTAATTTTGAAGGAAATGTTGAATCAGCATTTCGCAAATGGTTGGAAGATCAATTTCTTGAAGTCAGAGAGACGCAAGGGCTTGAGGCATTGCCAGATGACTACATTGGGGCATATTTGACATTGGGAGAGACCACAGGGCATTACAACGCTGCTCCGGGCGGTGCTGAGAATCCAGTATATGACCAATTCCAAATGGGGCTTGAATTTACCATTCAAACCCGGCGGCACAATGAAGAAGGCAGCCAAACCGAGAATGTGAAAACAAGACACAATGAAATTGTGGCTTTGGTTCGCACTTGGGTTTCAATGCTTAAAGCTAAAGGATCTGCTCTTGAAGGCTATTTGGAGCATTACCAAATTGAATTTCTAAGGCCAAGCGCATCATCCAGAAGCGTTGACGATGTCTTTGATGTAACAAGTCTCAATTATGATGGCCAAATTTCAGTGCTGACAAGTGCTTGGCCATCTGTATAAATAAACAAGAACAACAAAAATTTAACTCAAAAAAAATATGTCAATTCCTTATTCCTCAGTTACAAACCTTCCACAAGGTTTTGAAACCCTATCAATTGGTGAAGTCGGCTCAGAAGTGCTTTATGTCATTGATGCGGTTTCTGGTGCATCTCTCATGAACCGAATCATCAACCGCACAGATGCGAATGGTGACCGAGCGGATTTTATGATTCGTAAAGGTTCAGACCAAATCGAAGTCACTTATACTTTGCAACGTGCTGAAATTAGCACAATTCTACCAATTCAAGGCCTTGAGTTTACTCATGATTATGACCGAAGCGGCGGCACAGCTTCAACGCTTGTTGTTAAAGATGTTACAGTCAACCGAGACAAAGACGCATTTGACACTTTTGAGATGGTTGCAGTGCTTAAAACTTACCAAGGTTAATTGTGAAAATTACTCTAAAAGTTGATGTTTCAGTTCGGGGCAAAATGACCGAAGCAGGCACAACAGTTGATGTTGGTGACCTTGCGGCTCAATCATTGATTAATGATGGCCGGGCAAGCAAATTTGAAGAAGTAAAAACAGTTAAAAAAATTAAAAAGCCAAAAGTGGAAGATTAAGAATTCCTTTTGCTAAAAAGCCTCGGCTGCCTTAGAGCGGGCGGGGCTTTTTTTTTACAATGATTGAAGAATTAAAACAAAAGCTGGCAGAGGAAACTCAAAAGATTCTACAAAACAGATTGTTGGCTTGGGCAACGGGTTGTGATGAATTTGATTTGATGGGCATTTCATTGCGGCCATTGACGGGCAGGGCATGGATTGATTTGCGGCTTATTGAAAACGCTTTGGTTTGCCAAGGTGAAATTACTGATGATGAAATCATGGCTTACATTTGGAGAAATTCCAAAAAATATTCATTCAAAAAAAGCAGGAAAGCCGAAAAAGAAAAAAAGAAAATTGGGTTTTTATATCAAAAATTTAATTCAGAAATCTTGGCATTGGTTTTTGAGCATTTAGATTTTGCATTTCAAGAGGTTCAATCATCTTCTCAATCCGGCAATTCTATAAGTTATTCAAACCAAATTATTGAAGATGTTGACCACATGATAAAAGCAGTGGATGAAGTGGCGGCCAGATATGGGCAAAACCCAATTGAAGTTCTTGATTGGCCAATAAATCAAATTTTACAATTTCAAAAAGCATTAAGACTTTCAACAATTCCAGACTACAAATTGAAAGAGCCAGAAAGCATCCGAAAAATTAAATCAGAAATTTTAACAGAATTGAATAAATGAAAATTGCAGAACTAAGGGCAAAAATAAATCTTGATTCAACTGGGTTTAAGAATGGCGTAGCAAAAGCCAAATCCAGTGTAAAATCTTTTGCGAGTTCTGCAAAGAAAAGCTTTGTTGGAATTAGTCGGGATGCAATTAGTGCGGGCGCGGCAATGCTTGCTGCTTTTGCTGGCATTTCTTTGGTAAAATCAATGGTCAACCTTGGTTCTTCTGCGGAAGAAACTGCCGACAAATTCAATTCGGTTTTTGGCAAAGCTGCCGATGGAATGAATGAAAGGCTTCAAGAGCTAAAAAAAGTCATTCCAGCAACAACAAAAGAATTGCAGGATGCTGTTGCGGTTTTTGGCTTAATGGCACAATCATTTGGATTGAATGACCGGGCTGCGGAAGAATTTTCACTTAACATGGCAAAGATTGCTGGGGATTTATCCAGCTTTCATGATATTGCACCAGAAGTTGCTTTTGATAAATTGCGGGCAGGTATTGCAGGTTCTTCCGAGCCATTGCAAGCTTTGGGCATTGACATCCGGGAAGCCGCATTGAAGCAAGAGGCATTGAATATTGGAATTTATGATGGTGTTGGGGTTCTTAGCACTTCGCAAAAGGCAATGGCTATTCAGTCGGCTGTTGTTACTCAGATGGGCGCGGCATCGGGCAATGCGGCTTTAACAATGAATAGCACAGCAAACCAAATGAAGTTCATGGCAGCCAATGCCAAAGAAGCTGGAACGATCATTGGAACAATCTTGCTGCCATATATTTTGGACTTTGCGCGGGGCATGGAGCTAATTGGAAATGTTTCATCTTCTGTTTGGCAAAAAATCAAAAATGGAGCAAACAACACAAGCCTTGAAATCCAAAAATTGGGATTGGATTTTGATGAAATTGCTAGAAAGAATTTAGAGGCAAGGGGGACTCTTGAAGAAACTAGGAAAAGTGTAAAAAGGTTTGGAAATGAAGACAATGGCATTTCTTTGCTTTATAAAGACCTTGGGAAATTAGGTGCAGTAATTGATACAGATACTGCTGCGGTTGCTAGGAATCAAAAAATGATTGCAGACCGAGCGGCAGAACTTCGGGCAGAATATGAAAAGCTTTCTCCAGAGGTTCGCTCAATAATGGAAAGCACTGGAGCAACTGTTGACAAAGCGCAAGAAATAGCGGATGCCAATGAAAGGTTGCGGCTTAGTATTGAGGCACAAATCAAAGCGCAAGGTGAGTTCCAAGCGCAGCAAAAAATCCAAGCTGAAAATGATTTAAAAACAGCAAATTTAAAAGAACAGATTTTGCAGGCCGAGGCATTTGGAAACTATTCTTTGATGCAAATTAAAAAGCAAGAATTGGAAATTGAATTGGCAATTCAAAAAATAATGAAAGATGCCAATGTTGAACGCGAAAAAGCAACAGAACTGGCATTGAGTTTGTTTGAGAAAAATTCAATTCTTTCGGATTTAAAGTTGGCAATGTATGAAGCAGAAGCAAATGGCAACACGGCATTGATTGATCAAACAAGCTATCAATTTGAACTTGAAAGTTTAATTTTGAAGTTGATGAATGAAACAAACATCAGCCGAGAAAAGGCATTGGAACTAGCACTTGGATTATTAAAAAGTGAAAATGCTCAACTTGAAATAATGAGACTTGAGCAAGAAATAATGAATGCCAAATTGAATGGTCAAAAATGGCTGGCAGAAGAAAAGCAAAAGGAACTTAACAGAGAAAAAGACATTTTGAAAATCATGAAGCTGACTGGGAAAAGCCGGGAACAAGCTGAAATTTTTGAACAAATTGTGACTGATGAACAAAGGAAGCAATTAGAATTATCTAATAAAATTGTAAAAGCTAAAGGAAAAATAAATAAAGAAACAGAAAATCAAATTGATTTAGAAAAAAAAGTTAATAATGTTTCTGGCGGCGGCGGCGGTGGCAGCGGCGGCGGGAAAAGAATAAAAGCATTTAATGCCGAAGATGTAGGCCGGGGAATGTCAAAAGATGAGCTTTTATTGGCCATCATGAGGCAGGAAGATAAATTGAGCAAATTACTAAGCAGAAATGCTAAAAAAGGTTCAAGTGGTTTGAGAGGGTTGAGCGGGATGAAGCCCGGGACATATATTAAAAGCAACATTAAAGACCTTAAAGCGGCATTGAGTCGGTTGGATAGGTTGGAAGCAATGAAGAATACTCCAACAAAAGAACAACGAATGGAAAATTTAAGAAAAATGCATTCAGAAAGTAAATTTAAAAGAGAAGAAGAAAGAAAAAACCAAGGTGCGGAAACTAACTCATATTTAAAATCAATTGACTCAAGAATTTCATCAATAACAAATTCATTATCATGACAATCCCTTACTCAGCCGGAACATCTTTTGCAACTCCAACTTGTGTTGGCGGCGTGATTAAATACCCATTTGCCAATGAAGGTGATTCTGCAACCAAAGTTTATGTGCATGACATGCAGGTGGCTCGGGCAAATTATGCTCCACTTGCTTTCAACAATTTCATGGAAACTGGCGGCGGGGCGAATCAACAAAAGCCAGTGCGGTCGCCATTTCCAGATGATGCCAATGCTTTTTGGGTTGGTGATTCTGAGCCAACAGACAACGGCACAAGCATTGTTTCTTTTCAAAGAACATTTGCCAATGTGCCAGCTCCAAGGCTTGAAGGAAACGGCATTTATGCTTTCACCTATCCGGGCGTTTCAAATACTGCAACAATAGTTTTTGGGACTTCAAAATCAATTCCTACTCCATTGGCTAGTTGGAATTCAACCAATTTCAGCGGGGTTTTAGTTTTTGAAGTCACAAACCCTCAAGATTATTCAATTGGTCAAAAATTTGATGTGCGGAATGATACAGACACTTCACCATTTCACAGGTTTCAAATTCAAAGCATTACTGGCACTTGGTTTGATACTAATTACACAAATGGTTTTGTGACCAATATTTCTGGCGATGAAATCACTATTGAAAGCGTTTTTGGTTCTAATATTCAGGATTTTAGATTCCCACCAGCTTATCCAGCATCAACTTTAACAATGATCCAATTTTTACCATCAAGAACACCATTCACTAGAAATGCCAATTCAAGAAAAACAATTAGTTATTTAAAGTCAGATGATTTGATTGGCATTCCAATTGGTTCTCAGTTTTCAATTGTTACTTCAAACGGGACTCCAACTGATAGCTTAACAACAACAACAGTTCCAAATGTAGATCAATATTTGGAATTATTGATTGATGGTGAATTTATTAATGCTGAATCAACCAAAATCTCAAGATGGATGGGGAACATTTGGGAAAGCGTAAACATAACAGTTGAGGCTTTATGATAAGCAATCGCGGCAAATCAAACCGAGTAATAATGGCAAAGATGCTTTTGGCATCCGGGCTTGTGCGTGAAAAAATTAAAGGGCTGATTAAATACCCAAAATTGGATTCTTTGTTTATTACGGCAGAAGCAAACAACGCCAATTTTGATATCATTTTAAGGGACTCAGTTGAAGAAATGAATGGTTCAATTCAAAGTTCCAGAAATGTCTCACTTGAGTTGAATCGGGAAATCAGAGAAGAAAATGCTGCGGTCGATCCTTCAAGCAAAAACGCTGAAATTGACATATCATTAAATCAAGATGGGAGTGCTTGGGATGCCGGGGATGTTGTCTTGCAATCTAAGTTTTCAGACGGGACGGAAAACCGAAGGATGATTGTGCCAAATAAGGCCGGGGACGGGACGGGCAACGCAATTGATTATTCAATTGTAAGTGAGATTGATTCACCAGATGGCTGGGGCAAAATCTGAATCTTGCAAAAATCTAAATTTAACCTAATAAATAAGCATGGCTAACAACATTTATATCAACACACAACTAAAGGATTTGACGGCCAATGCGGTTGCAAATCTAAATCGGCCAACACAGGTGGTTCGGCTGCCTCAAATCATTGAGGGTGAAGTTGCAGACGTTGTTTTGCATTTGGTAAATTCCAATGGTCAATACGATGCCCGGAGCGGCACAGCAGTTGATGTTGCGGTTGCAATATCAGCCAAGGGCAAAGCTGCCACATCTGGCACATTCAAGCTGAACGCTGGCATTGAATCAACAAGCGCATTGGCATGGAACGCATCAGCCGAAGCCGTGGCGGGTGCTTTAAATGCTCTCAATGGTGGTTCTGGTGCTTATGGCTCAAAGGTTTCAGTTCAGAAATTGGCAAATGGTTCTTATCGAGTGATTTTTGATGATGTTGGTGCGCGCGTTGATATGGCTGGGCAAAGCCTTGACCTTGCACCAGAATCTGAAGTGACAGTTGGCACAAGCGTTGTTGGTTCGCCAACAATCCGGGCGCAACAAGTCATTGAAATTAGCCAGCAACCTGCAATTTATTCTGAGGAATGGGCAAGTGTTGGAAGCACTTGGACGGGTCAACTGGATGCCAACACAGCCAGAGTGCAGGAATTGATTGCAGAAGGCGCAGATGCCTTTTTTGAAATCAAAGTTGGCACAGATGTTGTTTGCCAAGTTCCAATTTCAGTTTTTCCGGCGGTGGCTGCTCCAAATAGTTTGCCAGCACATTCATTGCCAAACAATCTTGATGCCTTTGCTGCCGATCCAACAACCAATGGTTTCTTCAACCCTGCAATCTGGCGTGAAGATTTGAGTTTGGTGGTCGGTGAAGATGTGCAAGCATGGTCAACAAATCTTGATGAAGTGGCAGCCAAGATGGAATGGAACAATCAAGAATTAACTTTTGATATTATTACAGGGTCAAGTGATGTTGTCATTCAAGTTGGGCAAGAAACTTTGATGTATTGCCGGAACAAAACTGGTGTTGATATTATTGATGGTCAAGTTGTCAAAATTGTCGGCGCGCAAGGTAACACTCCAAACATTGATCTAGCACTTGCATCAAATGCTGAAGAAGCGCACAGAACAATCGGGGTTGCCACTCAAACAATTTCAGGAAACAATGGCACAGGCTTTATCACTTTAGTGGGTAAGGTTCGCGGCTTAGACCTGCGGCAGTTGAATGGATTTACAGAGGGCGGCTTGGTTTATCTTAGTGACACAGTTGCTGGTGCATTAACGCCAGTGAAACCAGCAATTGAAGTTGAAATTGGCCATGTTCTGCGCTTGGGACAAAACAATGGAACACTTGGTGTTTTCATAAACAATGAGGCTTCCGTTTATGAGTTGAAGCAAGAACTAAGTGAACAAATAACAGAAAATTATAATGAAATTGAGTTAAACAGGAATTCAATAACTTCTTTAAATAACAGAGTTGATGAGTTATATCCAGTTTATCCATACACAACTTCAATTGCTGGTGGAATAGGTTCAATTAAAAACCTTCGGGACGCTGATTTGAACTCTGGTTATCGTTTAAATACTGCAATAACAAGTGTTACTTTAGGGTCTAATTGCAAATCACTAGGATCGCAGACTTTTCAAGGATGCAATTCTTTGGTTGAATTTTATTATCATAACTCAACCGCCGGAACAATTGGTGATANNTGTTTTGANAATTGCATTAAATATGGTCAAGGCATTAACGCTGGTGGCAATGGTTTTACATTGGGCAGAAACATTACTGCAATTGGAAATTCATCTTACCGAGGTTGCACATCACTAAAGACAGTTCGTTTATCAGATTACGACCTTGCCGCAGTTGGTCGATTTGCTTTTGAGGGGGGCACTGCATTAGAAGAGTTTACATTCCCACAGCAAATTGGTGATTCTCAAAACATTTTTACAGTAGTTTCTGAATCTGTTTTAAGAAACTGCACAGCATTAACGCAAATTGAAATACCAAGAACCGTTACGCAAATCCAAGCTGCTGCATTCCGTGATTGCACAGCATTGTCCTCAATTAGATGCTATGCAACGGAAGCACCAACTTTAGTTGGAATAAATCAATTTTTGAATGTTAATACTACAACCATTAACGTTCCAGTAAATTCAACAGGCTATAACACTACATACGCTGGTTTAACGGTCAATTATATATTATAATGAACTCTCAATTGTTTGAACATTTTAAAATATGGGGAACATTGGGTGTTGCTCAAATGGCGGCATCAATGCCAAGCACAAACGAAATTGCCAGCACATTTGCTTATTTTTGCGCAGGTCTTGCATCATTGGCAATTGCTTGGTGGCACATCTTCAAAAAATAGCATCAACCCAAAAATCAAATATTATGACTCCAGAACTTTTAGCAATGCTTGGCGGCGGTGTGAGTGGCTTTGTGATGAAGATGATTGCGGCACAAGCAGAAAGCCAAGCGCGATTATTTGAACGCATGATTGCCCGGCAAACTGTCGCGGATGATTCAGCCGACAAGGCAGCAGCGCGTGGTGGTGTTTACATGCGGCGGCTGATTACATTTTCAGTAATCTTTGCCATTGTTCTTGCGCCATTCATCTTTGCTTTCACAAGCATTGGCATCAGTGTGCAACATGAAACAACTGGCTTTTTTGGATTCTTTAAATCACTCAAATGGGATACAGTGCAAGGCTTTGTGATCTTGCCAGAAATTCGACAAACGGCATTGGCCATTGTTGGTTTCTATTTTGGCAGTTCGCAGGTCAAATAAGTTATGGCTTTGACCAAAGCGCAAAGTGAAGCAATTGATGCTTACATTGATGTTGGTTCTTATCGGGGTGCAGCCAGAAAGCTTGGCAAAGCTGAATCAACAATACGCAGCATAATAAAGAGACTGGAAAGACT